ACGTAAAGCTGTTCCAGTTGAACAAGCTCTTCGTGAGAAGAAGCAAAAGCTATGATGGTTCTCTTGTGAGAACCTTTTCCGTGCTTTTTGATGGATCGCGTAATCTGTACGCCACTACCTAGATAACCATCTTCTAGGTTAGAAGTTGAGTGTCTCCCAACATAGATTCTTCCAGTTGGGAGACACTCAGTCTGATACAAAAAGTGATAGATCATTTCTTGCCCATTTAGGTTGTAGGGCGAATATAACGATTATACGCCAACCTAGTCCTGAGTCTAGGTTGGCACCCGGGATTACGCTCGGGATGCGAGGTACTGCCGCTGTGCTTCAATCTTGGACTCAAGACGTTCCTCAATCATCTCCGATGCTTTTGCTCGCGCAGCGAGAAGATCAGAACGTACGTGCTCGACTGCAGTATGGGCGGCCCAGTACGGCTTTGTCTTCTCAGAGGTCCAATGGTAGTCGTACACTCCAGTGCTGCTGAACACGCGTTGCACATCAACGAACTGGCGCTTCAGATCCCGAATATGCTTTGTGAGTTCGGCGTACTCGAGCTTCCATTCAGCGACTTGAGTTTTGTATTCGGCGTGGGTGTTGAAATTGAATTCCATGATGTTACTCCTTGTGCTAAATAGCACGACTGTGGATTTTACTGGAGAGAAAATGTTCGTAAGAAACTGCCCATCATGTGGCGGGGCTCGACAATACAAACGCCAAGATCTTCTTGAGCGGGCGATGACGATGAACAGACCGTGCATGCGTTGTGCTGTGAAGGCAAGCCATGCTAGAAGCCCAAACAGATTCGTTGGAGAAAATAATCCAATGTATGGGAAGAGCGCATATGGAGATATGTCTGAAGACCAAAAGGCAGCATACCGAGCCGGGTGTGCGGAAAGATCTACTGGCAAGAAGAACCCTATGTATGGTAAGCCGTCTCCAATTGGATCTGGCAGAGGCATCAGTGGCAGGTACAAGGGCTTGCATTTTAGAAGTCTGCTGGAGCTAGCTTTCATCATCACATTTGAGGAAGAAACACAAACACTTCCACGGTCAGCAGAAGCAAATGAGTTTAGATTGCCGCTAACAAATGGGTCATATTTTCCAGACTTCACAGATGGAGTCAGAATCTTTGAAGTAAAACCAAAGCGACTTCTAAACTGGGGCCAGAACCCTGAAAAGTTCGCGGTGGGGCGGGGTGCATTCGGCGACAAGTACATCGTGATCACGGAAGATCTCCTCCCTTGTTACCACTCGCTCGCGAAGAGGTTGGACAAGATCGAAGGCCTTGTACTCCATAAATCCGAAAGAAAGCGCAGCCAAGCCTCTCGAGATTCTTGAACTTGATTTTGAAGCTATCAGATTCAGCCCCACCGAACATAGATGCGTTGGCATGTAATTCACACAGCGCGGTGGTGAGAAGAATGAGTGCAATGTCTAGGTGTTTATAACTTTCAGCCATGGATGGCTTCATAGTATGCATATCCATATCACGCCCAATCAGTCTTCCGATTGCAGCATCTCCACCTAGCGAAAGCCAAATACGCTCGCCCACCAGTGCATGATCTGGATAGTGCGCGCGCCCCGCTTCATCAACAACCCTGCACAGGGGCTTTGAGAGGTCGTGCCAAAGTTGGTACGTGCTGATGATGTCAAAGTCTGGAGCGAGGGTTTCTCGAATCCAGTCCGCGTTCTCAGTGAACCAACTTGGAAGACGCCAAGTCATGTTTGGCTCCGTGTTCATGAGGTCGCGAAAGCGAGCAGCCACAAGAGAACCGTGTTCCCAGAAGCTGATGCCCTTTGTCTGTGTTCCCGCCTGCATGGCGGTCTTCAGTTCTTCGAAGGAGGTGGGTTGAACCTACGTCATGATGATTTCCTAGAGTGGCGCCGAAATACCGGCATTAGGTGACAGATAGTGTTTCAGTTGAAGATGTCAGAGAGCGAGTGATTTGTCGTCTCGTACTCGTACTCGCCGCAACCGATGTACCTAGACCAGCGAGCCTCGATACCGTCAGACGACACCAGGAGGTCCGCCAGGCACCAAGCGTTCTGCTTCATGTATGCACCCTCAAGTTTCGCGTTCTGGAGCACCCAGGCCGTCACGATCTCGACGACGGACCCGTGCAAGGTCACAATGGCTTCTGCTTCTGTGATGTTCATGCTGCAATCTCCTGGGTAGGAAGGCGCCAGAGCTGGAGGCCCTTGGTCAGATGGCGTTGGGATTCGTTGAGGCAACAGGCGATTGCTGTCAGGCCCCAATCCTGGTACGGTTCGTGAAATTCGGCCGTGTCGATACCTGCGCTTTGAAGGCGCGCACGAAGATTCGTCAGCTCACGCTGATCACGAACAGTAATGTGGATGTACGAGGGGTGTTGGTCAGCGGGGCGACCAAAGAGATACGCGTGTTCGATTGCTGCGTGTGCAGCCTGCACGGCTTGTTGCGCGAGTGGGATATCGCGGCGAGAGATGGTGTAGAGGTAATGTGTGGAGGTCTAGGCCTTCATGATAAGCTCACTGGTTGCTGACTTCGTTTGCAGCGTGGTGAAGTCGATTCCGTTCAAGTTTGGTGCGCTTGGTGGGATTCGAACCCACGACCCGGAGTTTTAGAGGCTCTCGCTCTGACCGCTGAGCTACAAGCGCGTGAGTGCATTATACACTACTGGAGGGTCTTGTGTTCGGGGAACGTATGAACATTTGGTCGAACCAGAATTTTCTTAGCGACCGCTGCATGAACCCGCGTTTCCAGTTCCTTGATCTCTGCTTCGGTCAACTCATCGTCTTCCAGTTCACCGAGCATCCATTGTTCAAGTCGATCCATTAGACTTCTACTTTTTTCCGTTGCGGTTTTTCGCGCGTCTTAATCCCACACATTTGCTGCATGATTTCAGACACTGGATCACCTGGGATCATTTGGTTGGGGTAGGAGGCCGCTTCATGAAGGGCGTTTACCAGATCACCGCCTTCGGTTAATCGTTCTTCGTCCATGATCACCAGCGTGTTTTGCGTGCACATCGCCAACGCTCGCTGAATGAGAATCTTGACCTTCTTGCCTTCGACTTCACGTGCTTCATGCGGTGTTACGCGCATGATGAACTCTTTCGTGAACGCCGTGTCGTCTTGAACTACGCTGCCGTTTAGGACCTCGTACGTTGCAACACGACCAATTCCTACAAGGTCCCATTCAAGTGCCGTCTGCTCAGCGCAGGCCGTACTACAGAGAGCCGCGAGAACTACGAGAACTGAGCGTACGACGGCCATGCTTTGGCTCCGCTGGTTTGACGACAACTGGCATTGAATTGTCGAATCAGCGGAAAGATGTGCATCATCTGCTCATTCGACAATTCAGTGTCTACATGGAGCTCATCATAAGACGATCCGCACAGGCGATCTGTTGATTCTCGGGATAGGACTTGAACATGCCCGCCGCCAACGAAATCCAAACGATCTCGTACGCACCGCACGACGCAATGTGCCAGCCCAATTGATGAGGTATTAAGCCGCACCGGGAGAGTCACTGAACCCGCGATCAGGTTCCCAACAGGTCCATCAATTGAGCCGTTGTCGCTGCACCCATGGTCCACCCAAGGTGACCATGCCCACCATGATAAACCACCCTCGGCGAGTGGCGGCTTTGACGCACAATTGGCATCATGGTTGAGTTCATGGGTCGCAAGCAAGCCCACTCGGAGTAGTCGTCCAGAGAAACAGACGGGAAATTGTCTCGAACCCAATTCAGCAGAGGGGCGATTCGTTCAGGCCGAACAGAGTCGTCATACCCATCGAGTTCGGCAGTGCCAGCAACTCGCAGACGGTCGCCCAACTTTGAACTCACGATTTTCCGATCATCGTCGAGGATGGAAACGGAAGGCGCGTCTTCAGCGCCCTCAATTGTGATTGAGTACCCTTTCACGGGATACACGTTCATTGGATCACCGAGCGCTTCAGCGAACCTCGCAATCTCATGACCAGCGCAGATCACAATTTTGCCGAAGGATTCCGCCATAGGTATTTTTCTGTTACGGTAAAACAGCGCACCGTATTTTACGCGCTCAACTTCTGTGTTGAAGAAAAACGTCACGCCGTATTTTCGCTCGCAGATTTTTCTGAGCTCTTGGCAGAACTTGAACGCATCACCAGTCCAGTCTGAAGAGGTAATGACGCCACCTTGCAGACTCTTGAAGGTCTTCATTGCTGGGTCAATCGCGATGATCTCGTCTCGAGACACCGTCCGCCACTCGACGCCATGGTCTTCGAATAGTGCCCGGTGCCCTTCAGCGGCCACAAGCGACTTTTCTTTGGTGTACACATGTAGCAAGCCACACTTGCTCTGATCGAACGACAGGCCCTCACGAGCAATGATCTCATCGTAGATCGAACTGGAAGCTTTCCCAAGCCGTATGGTTTCGATCGTGTTCGCTACGTGCGAACCGTTGATTGTGTGCTTCAGGAACCCAGCCAACCACTTGGCCTTAGCAACTGAGAAGGATGGGCGAATCAGAAGTGGTGCGTCTTCTTGAAGCATCCACTTCAAGCCCTTGCCAACGTTGGACCAAGTATGCCACGTCTGAGAGTTGCATACTGAGATTTGCGCACCATTCGCGTGCGAGCATTTCATCGCCGGTTGATCTTCACGGTCAAACACTTTTACGCGATGCCCACGTCGAGCAAGCTCGTACGCAGTCAATAGCCCAATAATGCCAGCACCTACAACGGCGATTTTCATCTCGTCACCTCATTGGTTAGATCACTCGCTTGATGTCAGTCGCTTTGATTTCGCGTTTTTGTCCGTCTACGCGAACAACAAATGGGCGATCAGTTCCGCGAGTGATTTGCGGCAGAACTTCCCCTACTTCTCCACTGGTCAATTCAACGCGCGCGTTGCTGTTGAAGATGGATTTGCCAGTGCCAGTGCCTTTGAAAACAATCATGGTGTTCTTTTTGGAAAGTAAACAAAACGTAAACAATTATAGCAAAGAGGGCCTCAATTGAGGCCCTCTGTTTATGGGTTAGACGACCAGATTAGTGAGCGTACAACCAGATCTTGGTACCTTGCAGATCCAGGTTCTTGATTTCCAGCGAGCCGTAGGACTTGGTGCTGTTGCCGTTGGTGATCGAACCGATCTTGATTGTCGGTGTCAGGCGAGTGTCCAGGCCAGCGTTAGGGAAGGCGAACTGAACGACGTCAGAAGCGCCGTCATAGACACCACCGGCGACCAACAGCCCAACTTGCGTTTGCGCTTCAACGAGGGTCAGTCCATCGGTATTTTCGGGTTCATAAACTTTGGTTTAGGCGGCACCCGAAAACAAACAAGGGCCCGAAGGCCCTTGTAAGCGGGTTTCCCCTAACCTTTGGTTATATGGCTGGCTAGCCACACCGAGTGCAGGTTTTTAAGCTGCTACGCGGAAGTTTGCTTCGTTTGCACTTAGCTTTGTCGCTAGATTTACGTCATTCGCCTGACGAGCGCTCGAAAAGTTACTATTCTGTCGGTCGATTACCAGATCACCCCCATCAAAAGAACACTAAATGCTCTTTTGGTGGAGGTGGCGGGATTTGAACCCGCGTGTCGCCAGCATTTCTCAGTCCAAGTTTACGCTGTTTTCTTAAACCCTGGTCGTAACCTTCCAGGGACAAGATCTTTGTGCTTGCTCTCTTTCACTGTCGGTGACAGCAAATAATTGTTGATGGAATCATTATACCATCTTTTGCCGTAAGTGTTATTCTTTTTGTCCTTACGTTCTTCATTTAGTTCAGCTGGCGTTTTCCAGTTCTCAGGTCTATTGAATAACATCTTCCGCTCACCAGTGTCTGGATTGACATACGCAGTTTTACCGAATTGAGAATTTTTCTCACCAGAAGCCGAAGAAGACATTTTGTCTTTTGTAGTAGTGGTGTGCTTTTTTCCACTCATGCCGTTCACAATGGTTTTGCCACGGCCAAGAGCTTGCTTATAAGCAGGTGCCCACCCCTTCGATGTTCCATTCGCTCTGAGAGTTTCGACTGCCTTTGATCTTGCCTCTGGAGTGATTGAAGCAGGAATGAATCCACCTTCCCCGCCTGGGCAGCGGTTTAGACAAAGAGGATCCTTGATGATTTCGAGATTGACAAGCTCTCGCTCACGGTCTCTCAGGGCAGTACGAGATGGAAGGAACTCGAGAATTTCCTTCGAGTGCTTCTCTTTGCCGTGCTTCTTGATTGACTTCCACAAAAGCTGGCCTGAACCAAAGTACTCGTCTTCAAGGTCGTCAGTTGAATGAAGACCTATGTAGTACTTTCCATCAGTGCGGGTGATCTTGTAGATGTAGTGGAACTTGCGTTCATTTGCTCGTGTCATGCTCTATTTATCATGGCCAGCAAATGTGTTCAAAGAATTGAACAGGTGTCCTCAATTACTGGTCAGCATCCTCTTCAGCTTTTTGTTTGAAGAAATCCATCGAGTCTTCATCCCAACCAGGTACGTCTTGAACCTTGGTGCCCTTCGGCAAAGTCTTGACGACCTTGTCGGTGTCGTTGTTCTTCAACACAACAGGTTCGTTTGCAGTAATGCTTGTCACGACGACCGATGAACCGTGGTTCTCACGAGCTTTGCCCTCACCGTATGGGTGATCACTGTACCCGAGATCTTCGTACTCGTAAGCAACAAGCACGTCAAACGGTTCAACGTACACGTCATCCGTGCCTTGTTGATACCCTTCATTGCCGTCCCATTTCTTGACGACAAAGTCGCGGTCGACTGGGCCCTTGCTTTCAGCCAGACCCTTGATTTCGCTAAGCTTCATGCGCTTCTCCGATTAGATCGGATATTTAGATTACCGACCCCAGTTGGGATCACAATCATCGAACTGAGAAGTATTTGTGCTGTGCCGCTTACCGGTTGCCACGTTGAGTGCTGAACATCAGAAAAGCTCCTTCTGTTGCTTCGTCGTAAGTCAGCGTGACGCTTGTACAACCTTGACGATCATAACGCTCGTCGTACGAAGTAGAAACTGATCCGACCGTGAAGTCCACTTTAGCACCGTCTGGCAGACCGAGCGCTTGGCGGATGATTTCTCCGGCTTCTGCAGGACTCAGCTTGATGGTGTGAGTGTGCTTGATGACTGGCATGTTGATTCTCCTAGAAAGCGAATGGAAGCTTCGCGTTGCTGCGCATGCGGTCAATGATCAGACTTAGTGCATGCGCCTGGTTGATGTGTGACGTGGCAAACATGTCCGTAAGAACCTTACCACGCGAGGCAATTTCAAGTTCCTCGATCAGGTCAGGATTTTCAACCGCCCATGTTTCCCAAAGCGCAAGATACTCAGCAAAGAGTTCAGTTTGCGTCTTGTTGACGATTGGCGGCTTTCCTTTACCGAATCGCCAATCGTCGCTCAGTGATCGATAACCTTTGATGTCGAGCTGATACGCTTCCTCGAGCGTTCGCCCATCTGATAGAGTTGCAAACAACGCGCTGAACCGCTTGTCGCCTTTTGACGAACACTCGTAAGCATTTGGTGCGTATCTAGCCCAAGGCATTAGTCTTCCTTCAGAGGTTCACCAAGCTTTGGGTGATCATCATAAGGGTACCCGAACGTGCGCTCTGGCATGATCACAATGAAGATTTCCTGCATGCCACAAAGCACACCGCTTGCGCGAGGTACTAGGACCTTGATGACGGTTTGAGACCCACGCACCAGAACCAACTTTGGATTCGTGAACGATCGCTCACACAACTTCGTCAGAATCTGAAATCGAGTAGGGACGGTTGGATCAGCGCCCTCGTACTGAGTTCGAATCATGGCTCGTACAAGGTGTTCATGCGCGCCGTCTGGCAGCGTCATGCCGCGACTCTCGTCGAGCAAATCATCTCGCGAAGAGCTTGGGTAGATTGCGAGGTCAGCGACCCCACTATAGTTCATCATAGGTCAGGCTTCACTAGGGACGTTCAGGGCACCTCGTGCCGCCAAGGCACTGAGTACCATATCGATGGAACAATTGGACACGGTCATCTTATCGCAGAACGGTCTTGCTTACGACCTGACCGTGAACATAACCCAGGTCCTTCAGCACGCGGCCCAATGGGAATTTGCCGTGCCGACGAATCATGTCCTCATCGGTCATGAACGTCTTCCCACCATCGTTGGTCCAACCGATCCAGACTGGCTTGACCTCGACCGTTACGAGGTTGTGCAGACCGTTCCCGTTGTAATCAGTGTTCAGAACATTGCCAAGGATCTTACTGCGCCCATCATGAAATTCGTACGTGGTTTGCAAGTATCTGCCATCCACGACAGCTTCCAGCCGCGTTGTGTATCCCGTAATGACGGTACTCTTCTTGCTCAAAAGGGGTGTGGTTACCCACACCCCCAAGAGCGTGTCGCTCTTTCTGTACATGGTTACTCCGCGCGCATACGCACTTCGTCGAGGGTTGTTTCGTTGTACAGCATACCGGTGTGATACACCAGCACGTGCACGTCTTCCAGATCTTCGTCCCAAGCCTGATCGAGGCGAGCGGCAACGTAAGCACCGGTAGTCTTGCTTCGTGCCAGTGTCATGACGCCTTCCTTGGACTTCTTGCCAGGGTCAGTGACTGGGTCCTTGGCAATGCCAACCCATTCACCATCCACCAAGATTGCGCTGGCCTTCTGAGCGAACTTCAGAGTGTCGCGTGTCACGCCTTGCAGCAGACCGCCACCAGAACCGAAGATCACGTTGTCAGCGCTGAAGCCCATCGACAGGATCTTGCCGTACACAGCCTTGATAGCCATACCTTGGCGGTCGATGCCGTCACCTTGGATGATGCCGACGTAGTTGATCTTGCGATAGCCCTTACTGTTGGTGACCGAGCCGAACGCTGCTTCTTGCAACTTCAGGATGGCTGGGATGGTTTCCAACATGTCACCGCTGTCAGGGCGGAACACGACCTTACCACCAGACTCACCGTGCTTGATGATCAGCGCCTTGATTTCAGGGTCTTCACACAGCGTCTTGGCGCAGCGGAAGACGTCCTTACCGTCAATCACGATCGACACGATGGAACCAGGGGCGGCGAGCTTAGTCAGTACGTGAATGAGGTACTGACGTTCGCCTTCGTTATCCAGACCGAATGAGCACTCGATGCTGTGTTCGGTTGCGGCCACAGAGAAGGCGGCCATGGTGTGCTTGTAGAAGAAGTTCGCAGCCAGAACACCTTCCACGGTGTCGCTGCCCATGAAGTTCACCAAGTGTGCGGCACCGCCGATTTCAGCTTGCTCACCACATGTAACACCGCGACCACCGAAGTCGTGCAGTGAGAAAGGCAACAAGCCGAGGTCAGCACCGCTGATGTCGAAGTAGCGCTTGATTTCCTTCTTGATGTCACGGTCCATCGTAGCGATGGTGGTGCCATACCAGTTGCCGCGCAGCAAAGAGGTTTCGATACCGCTTGCCATCCATGCCAGATCTTCATCGAGGCAGGTGGAACTGTACAGAGGCATGCCACCAGGAACCGGTGTACCTTCAGGAACAGTGCGGATGATCAGAGGCAGGAAGCCGTCGTAGTGTGTGACGACCTTTTCCCAATCCTTGCGAGCGAACAGTGGGCGGCCAAAGTGACCGATGGCGAACTGTTCAGCGGCGTCGATGTCGGCCATGGTGATGCGACGTGTGAAGAACTTCTTCAGGTACATCTGCATGCCGAACGGCACAATCACACTGGTGGATGGGACGCGAGCTTCGCCGTAGGCAGACATGCCCTTGACTTTTTCAGGGTAGGCGAAGGGGTGACCAAATTTGTAGGAGTCGGTACGGCAGATCAGAGAGATGATCAGTTCGTCCGGGGAGACGTAAGAAACGTCGGTGGCCTTGGGTGCGAGCAAAGTCGCAATATCGATCTTAGACATGTGAAGAGCTCCTCTATCACGTTGGCGCAGCGTCTATCGCTACACCACCCATTTTTACGAGATTGGGCGACTCGTTGTATTTACAGAGAAATTATAAGTGGTATGTTACATCACTGGCAGACGGGCCGCGGGATGAGTGACTCAGGTTGACGCCAATGGCATTGGCAATGTAGTCCTCAGCATCTGCAGTCGGAATCTCCACCGCGACACCGTTTACTGCGATCATTCGAACCTTGTCGCCGACTTGATCGAGGCAGGTTACCGCAAGATTTGGCTTGCCAATGTGAACCTTGGTCTTGCGCATACGAGCGCGAGCATAATCCAGTTCAATGAAGCGCTTCAATTGCGGCAGGTTCAGTGGGGCGTACCGAAAGTTGCCTTGCCATTGATTCAACACATTGGTGCGATCGACTAGATCATGATCGCAGATCTTTTCGCCTTCATGGGCGAGTTCACCTGCGCCGTGTCGCGTCAAGTACACACGCGTGACGTACACAGGATTCAGTTCTTGACATTGCATTTCTTCGGCAGCTTTGATGGCGCCAACCAGTCCGGTTCTTGATCTGGTCACGTGAGGATAGGTGCCGAGTTCTTCATCCAGCGCGAGGCCTTGCGCGCCCTCGAAGACGACTGGCTGTCCACTCAGAATCGGATAATTCTCACTCAGAATCGGATAATTCTCAAACACTGGCGCAATATTCACGACGCAATTCTTCAAGACCTTGGCGTGGGCGCGTGGGTCTTCGCGTAGAATTTGACGACATGTATCATTGATGTGCGCCATGCCAAGACCAAGCTGCTGGAGCCGGAATGGTACCCATACTTCTGCCACTTCTTTGAAGAAGGCGTCAAGATCAAAGTGCCTCGACGTTAAGTCACGAATCGAAAGCGTTGGCCCCATAGCGTGACGTGTCACGGTCTCATTGATACCCATACCGCACGAGCCATGACGCTTATCACCACGCGATGTTTCGAGGATGCCGTTCATCAGCATGTCGTAAATCGTGCTCACTCTGGCATGCTCATGCGCAGCGACAATGTATGGCACCACGCCCATCTTGCGCATATCATCAATCTCTTTTTCCAGAGCGAGGGGGTTGACGATGAAGTCAGAAGAGAGGTAAGTGGTAGCGTCAGTGAACGTGCCTGAGCTGAGGTGACCAAAGACGTAACGTTTGTCGCCATCAACGACAGTGTGCCCAGCTTGAGCGCCGCCGTTGAAGCGCGCAACCACCTTAGCACCAAGACGTCGAGTTTCGAAGTCGGTAATAAGACCCTTACCTTCATCGCCAAAGTTGGCGCCAATGACAACTGTGTTCATTTGAAATGAATGAAAAGACTGATGAGCCACGCACAGATCAAAAAATCACGATTGGAATCTTTGACACACATAGCGAGGATGAAAATGTATAGGCTTGCACTCATAAGTCATTGTAAGCAACCCTGGGCATCGGGTTGTACCCGATGCCCAGGACAATCACCAATCAGTGGTGGTTATTCGCGAAGCGCGTTCACGAAGGCGTACCGCAGTTCATCACGGCAGGATGATTCATTGATGACACTGTGAATGTCTTCGCCGTTCGCGATTCGCATCGTGGCCAGCACAACTTCAGTCAGGTACTTCGTGTCGCGCAGGAAGATTGCGTTGTTCCCCAGCATCTTTGTCCAGCTCTCATGCACAGATCGAGTAGAACCATGGTCAATACAGATGTGGAAGACGTGGTACTTCTCTTGAGCAGCACGTAGGCTCGCAGCCGGTGCAGTGTCTTCGTAATCACCAGGCCCAAAGATCGTTGCCAGTTGTGCCTTGCCAACGACCTGGAACGGCGCGGGCTCGTCACCGAACGTGAACAAGAAACCTGGGCGGCCTTGCTGTTCGAAGCTTTCGAGGTACGTGTAATGGCCGGCGAAGTACCAAGCAAGGTCGTAGCTTTCACTGCCGTTGCCGCCACCGTTGCCAACCAACCACATTTGGCGGAGCTGTTCAACAATGCGCAGGTCTGGCTCAAAGTAAGACACTTGCAACGCACCGTGCCCTTGAGCGAACACGTCGTCAATTCCCATGAACATGACGTGTGGATCACTTACCACACCCGTTTCGTGGATCTGCGTCATCAACTTTGGCAGCTCATTCTTCGCGATCAATTCGGCGACAGTGCCCATCGAACCAGTCACGTCCAAGCCGAGAATGATTGGCGTTGGATTTGGATTCTCGTCGCTTATGATGCTTTCTCGCAGTTGCAAACCGACACGATCGCCCTTACCCACCTTGACGTTGCGTGGATCCAGTTTCTCGTTCACATAGCTCGAGAACACTTGTTCTCGAGAAGCACTGCGGTAATTTGTGGTGCTGGCGTACGTGTCATACGCCCCAGCGTCCCATCTAGCGTTTCCCATTTCAATCTCCTACTTGGCCGCGAACTTACGCGCAAGGCGCTCATGTACGCGGTATAAACCCTTGACCTTAATGGAGCCGAGTCGTTTGAAGCTGTTCACTTCCCATTGGGTTTCAACCGATGGTGTGCAAACAAAATCAACCACGATGACTTCATCATACCCTTTTTCGCGTCGCCACCGTTCGAACAGCGCCTTCAACATTGGAGCTTCAGCCGCTGCAATGGAAGCGATCTTTTGGCGACCATTTGAGAGCATGACGGCATTCACATCTTGTTTGTTGTCGACCTCTGGAACAAGGAACATCAGGCGATGACTTTTGACCGGCTGTCGAGCTGATCGAATCAGCGAGTCATACGATCCATCATAGAACCGCATACCCACCAACGTCAGCTCAGACAGAAGACGGCTTTCCGAGCTACTCAAGGAGACCAATCCTTTTGAATAGGCCTCCTGAGGGTCATCATTGTCGGTTAGCCACGTTGAAAAGGGTTGCTGCCACCCTTCGAGCCGCCCATCATCTTCATCATGAACATCATCTGCATCATGTTGCCCATGCCACCGGCATCGCCACCGCCCATTTGTGACATCAGCATCAGCGGCATCATCGAATCCAAATCGCCACCCAGATCGCCACCGCTCATCATCAGCATCGGCATCAACATGCTTTGCATTTGGTTCAGACCCTTGTCGCCGTTCGGCAGCATGGTCATCAGCGAGCGCAGAACCATCACACCGCTGTCCAAGCCGAGGATTGTGGCCTTTGGAGGAGTCCACACTTGCTCGGTGCCTTCCAAGGACATGACACGGAACTTCTTGATCTCAGGTGCTTCAGCAACTGCAGTAGCCGTCTTCGTAGTCTTGGCGGCGGTCTTCGCCTTCGATTCGATGGTGCCAATCACGAAGAAGATGCTGTCGCGCTTGCCCTTGTAGATGATGTCGCCGACCTTGATTTGGTCGATGGGCGTGCTTTGCGCGAACGCTGGAAGTGTAACACCGAATTCATCCATCATGTTGATGTTCACTCGGGCGTTCTCACCCTCACCAACCAGTGTGACGATGCCTTCGGACGTTTGCACGCCGATTTGGCCAGTCATCAGGTCCCACACAACGCCCTCGGCCTTGCGGAACATCTTGTCCATGAACTTGTTTGCACCAGGAAAATTGAAAGTACTCATGATCGTTCTCCAAAAAGTAGACATTGAAACTT